GAATTACTAGCCGAGAAAAGATCACAATGAAAACTGGAGAAACTCAAGATATTGAATTAGTAAATACTTTCACTCCAAAAAATGTAGGAGATCCAGCGGTTGTAGTTGCTGATTTTCCTCAGATAGTGAGCTTCGTTTATTACTGCGAAAACTCAGTAAAAACTATTGTCGGATATTTTGCTCTTGATATAAGCAATCCTAGTTTAGATCAAAGCATTGCTTGGACTGCTTTGACCGCTACGGATACAGGCACGAATGAAATTACTTTAGACATGCAACTAGCTTCGACTTCAACAATCGACTTGCTGGCATTATGTGATAGAGTTGATATGAAAATCGAATCCAGTTTTGTAGACTCGTTGGGAGATGTGTCTACGACTGAAAATGAAATTAAACTAGAAATTATGAAACAGTCAATAGGCGAAGGATTATTCTAATGTTTGAAGTAGCGGTTTTAGGGGAAGTTACTTGGGTTGATTTAGGCGGTTTAGTTGTAGCGACTACGGCTTTATTCCTTACTATTTTTGGTTTAGTTATGGGATTAATAACTAAGCTTATGTTTAGCAAATTAGATTACATGACAGCTAATATAAAATTATTGAATGATCTTTGCGTTGCTAATAATGCAGAGATAAAACATTTGAATAGAAATCACGAAGAGTGCAAAGATGATCGAGAGTCATTACATAAAAGGGTGACTGAATCTCAAGGCGGTGTTTAATGAATATTGATCCAACTCCTTTATTGCCTAAAGATAGCGTATTTAAAACTATGACCGTAGTAAATGCGCTTGGCGAGAAAGTAGGCAGGATAATATCTGACCCTATTTATGGACTCGTCTTAGTTGGCGAGAACGACACAGGAACGCCTCAGCCAGTAACTTTTGTGGGTAGTTCTACAATTCTTGGAGGCGATCAATTAGGAATAAAGTTTAATACTTCTAACAAGGGCGATTTCCCTGTTTTAGGAACTCAGTATATCACGGCTGAAGGTCAGCTTGTTTACGCCATAAATACGACTCCACTTGATGTGGTTGCTTATTCTGAAGTAGGAACAAGAACCACGAATATTAATCTAACGACTACGTTTCAAAAGATTGTATTAAAAGTTTTGGTTAATGAATACGATGATTTATCCTCAAGAACTGAATATCTTTACAAAGTTTTAAATAATACTAATCAAGATAGAACGCTTGAGATGTATTTGACTAAAGACGACATAGCACCACTGCCCGAAGAAATAAGAACCATAACGTTAGGTAAAGGATCTGAGCCCGTAGTAATTGAAGGCGCTGATTCAACTTCAAGCGGTGATTTATTAGTTGGTGAAGAGGTTCAACTGTGGGCAAGATGTACAACTGGAACGGCTGATTTAACAGTTGTGGCAACGGTTGAAGATCCTGCAAGTATCACTATCGAACAAAACGCAAGCTCACAGAATCCTATTCAAAATGAAATAAATCTAAATTCAAATACGACTCTCGTTCTTAGATCATGGAATAGGCTTACAGGTGGTGATACTTATTCACTTCCCGCTATTGTCGATTATAACGTAAAAAAACCTAGACAACTTTTGATAAAAAATGAAACTGATTATTCTATTGTTATCAATGGTCAAATTGAATCAACTAACGGAAGCGTGTCTTCTTTAATTATTGATGGTGGTGAATCATATAGATTAGCAGAATCTTCTTTGTCTACCTATTCAGTAATAGGATCTGATTTAAGAAAATTAGATAAACAAGTAAAAGTAAAAACTTCCTCAGATTTTGGCGTTATTGACTCTACAAAAGTCTATTTCCTTGACGGCATAATTAATATGACGGGGGTGGAATTAGAAGTTCCCGAAGATGGTATGTATTTAACAGGATATAACTTTGATTTATCGGGGCTTATCTGCGATGATGATAATTATACTTTATTCAATTCTCCCGTTGGTGGTAGTGGTAATATTTTGTATGATAATATACATATTGATATAAGCGGTACAAACTCGCAAGTATACGATATAAAAAGTAAAACTGGTTTCGAGGCAATTGAAATTGATAAAGTGAACTTCAATAACTGTACTTCATTAGGGATTATTGATAATTATCGTCAAGGTTTAGAAACTGGTACAGGAAGATTTGGCGGTACTCCCGAATTGACTTTAAAAGGAACTTGGATAGGCGGTTATTTTATCGACACTAGTATTGTAAGATCGTTAGCTGACGGTGCTTATACATTGTATAAAGCGGGTGTTGGGTTTATTATGGGATCAAGATTTAGAAGTAATCAAAATATTGATTTACCCGCCAATGCATCGTTTTTTGATTTCTCTGAATCTAATTTTATTAATCCTTCAACTCTACAATTAGACGGTTGCATAATGACTAGAAATGGTGTATTTGATGCAGAAGACACAAATTACACTCCTAATACATCAGCGTCAAGTTTAGTATCAGCGTGGAATAATAACAACGGTCTTGAAAATACTTTTGTAGGTGGTGTCCAAACAGTAACGACTGAATCAACAACCACTATAAGCGATTCAGATACTTTTTACGATGTTGCGGGTACTTTTACGCCTTCAGAACTTGAGCACTTTGATTCACCTGCAAATGGTCAACTAAGGCATTTGGGTATAAATCCCCGTGAATACAGAATTTATTTCGATGCTATTATGGATGGTAATCCCAATAGAGTAATTACTTTGAGGGCAACAAAATGGGATGATAGCGCATCGGTTTTTGTTACAGTTGGTGAACAGATAAGGCAGGTCAATAGTTTGGTGGGTGGTCGTGATGTTGCTTTCATGACTTATTCAACGGCTATAGTTTTGGATCAAAACGACTATATAAAATTGCAGGTAGCCAATAATACCGATACTTCAAATATCACGATGGAAGAAAATAGCTCCTACAGGGTTGAGCAAAGATGATTAAATATTTATTCTTAATTTTATTTTTTGTTTCTTGCAGTTCAGATAAAAACGCCAGTGATGGAGTATTAACAAAATCACCGATCAAATCAAAAAAAACTCCCGTATTTAAAAATGTAGATGTGGATGATGTTGATTCTGCTTACGATTATCTTAAAGGTAATAAAACGGCTCGTATGGTAACGGCTAGTAAAGGAATGGCTAGAAGTCTTAAATTTGAGCCATTAAAGCTTAAATTAATAGCCTTTCATGATTTTGGATATACTCTCACACCAAAAGACGTTAAGCCCTATATGAGCGACTTACCGAACATTTCAGCGATCTTTGTAAATAAAGAAACAAAAGAGTTTGTTCAGTATGGGGCAGAAGATAAAGCGAGCATAGAAAAACTTTATAAGGAAGCCCAAAAAGGTGAGGAAAATAATAAGGCTCACAAAGAGCTTCAAAAATCCTATGACGAGCTTATTAAAAATATTGAAAACAAATCCATTGAAGTAGCTAATACTTGGAGTGGTCGTTTTTTTTGGCTTGCTGGTGCTTTTATAGTAGCTTTTGGAATATCGAAAGCTTTCTTTTCGGGGATAGCTTCAAAGACGATGATTTCAACGGGGATACTTTGTGTGGCAACGGGTTCGTATTTGCTTTTGACTGCGACTTCAATTAAGTTTTTAGGAGAGTTCTTAGAGGAATACGGAAGTATGGTTTTGCTCGGTACTCTTATTCCTGTAATAATAATATTTTTAATTACCTTGGCAAAAAAAACCGATGTAATTGATGATGATAATGAAGGTGATGATGATGGCGAATGAATTAAATATTATACTCGATCCAGTGGATCAAACAGGATTAACTGTAACGGCAAACGTAACTTCGGCTGGCGGTGCTTCAATAGCTTCGGTGGCTCTTACTGAGGTCGCCACTCCAGCTTATTACGTAGGTGATTTAGATTTAAGTATAATTGCTGATGGAACGTATGCGGTACAGGCGATTGATGATACAAGCGGTTATATGCTAGGAAACGGATTGCTTCATGTTTTAGATGGTGCAGAGGTTTCTGAATCTACCATTCAAAAGAATGATGATGCTAATAAAGATTCAATAACAACGGATATATCAAATTTAAACGACTTTGATCCTGCCGTTGACGTAGTGGCAAGAGTGACTTTAGTTGATACGACTACCACTAATACTGATATGCGTGGTACAGATAGCGCAATAACTGATTTAAGCCCTATTCAAAACGTTGTAGATGATATTCAAAAGTATCACATGAATCGCAGAGTTTGGGATACTGGAACTGGAATTATAACTATCTTTGAAGATGATGGAGTAACCGCACGAAAAGCATTTGATAATATAATCAATATAGATGGTGCAACGATAGAAATTAATCCTCAATAGGAGATTTTAAAATGCTTAATACATTCGGATTAGGATCAAGTGGCGGTTCAATGGAAGTCACAGTTTACCGCTTCTGTAAAATTACTTCTACTGGAAAAGTCAGCAAAACAAAAATAATTGGTACGGGTAAAATCAGTAAATTAAAAATCACTGGATCGGGAAAAATAACCTGCTAAAAACCTAAAAAACCGAAAGCAAAAAAGGCGAATTCTTAATTGAGTTCGTCTTTTTTTTATACTTAAATAAAGCAAAATTAAACCTAATTAAAACCAAAAAGAAACCAAACTGAAACCATTAAAGTAAAAGAAAAGAAAGGAAACTAAAAGAAATAAAAGGAAACTAAATAAAGTAAAATATATACAGGGTTTAATTTATTTTTAAAAAAACTTTAAATAATGCCTTTACTTATTCTCTTTTTACATTAAGTTAAAATTATTAACAAGATAAAAACGGAGATAGAACATGAACAACGGATTACACACCTACCTAAAGAATCAAAGCAGTGATGCCTCAGATATGCGCTATTCTAAAGTGCAGGCAGAGGATTTAATGGAATGTATTAAAAGATCAAGAGTTTTTGCAGAGTCGAGAAGGCAGGCAAATATTGACAGAGGAACTCCTCAATATAACGATCTTTTGGCTGACAAGACATCTGCACTTGTGTCAGAACTTAAAGAGCTTCAGCGAATTTGGGGCAAGTCGTGGAGTAAAGCTAGAATGAACGCAGTGATCGAATCAATCGGATAAACCATAACGGGGCGAGAGCCCCACAACAAAACAAGGAGATAGAAAGATGAAAAAAGTATTAATGATAATTGGCGTTCTCGCCTTTGCCTCATGCTCGACAGTATTTAGCGAAAATGAATATGGAGTAACGGTGACGAGTTCACCCGAATCTGCAAAGTTTCATATTTACAATAGCGATAACATAAGAGTTCACACTGGCAGAACGCCTGCTAGGGTTCAGCTTGAATCAAGTGAAGGCTATTTTCAGAAGGCTAAGTATACAGTAAAATTTGAGAAAGAAGGCTATGAGCCGACTACAACGCAACTCAAAGGAAAATTAGGTGGTTCGTATTTTGCAAATATTCTTTTAGGCGGTGCTGGAATTATTTTCGGTGGATTAATTATTGATCCTGCAACTGGCAATATGTGGTATCTACCAAAATTCGTAAGTGGAAATTTAACTGAGATCAAAGAGGTGTCAAAATGAGCGTACTATTATTTATTTTCGGAATACTATTCACGGCAGGCGGTTTTCTTATGTTCGTTATTGCCAAAGGTGCGATTCATGAAATCGAAGGTTTACTTTGTTTCTTAATGTCGCTGGTTTCGTTTTCGGCTTCGTTCATCATGGATGCAATAAAAATTCATAGCCAAGAACGCAAAGATGAGCATTTATTAACCGCTCACTTATTGACCAAGCTAGTAAATAAGGATAAATAGCGATGACAAAGTACGCAATCAAATCTCATATCCATACACCCGAAGGATCAATAAAGCCCGATATACCGACTCTAAACGACTTAAAAACGGCATCTATCAGATCTACAGGATGGGTTTTAACGAAAGTTGCCCAAGGTGACAAGTTCGTTTATTATTATCACGGCAAGTTAGTTAAGATCATAAGTGAGATTTGGGATAAAGAGACAGGTATTTTATTATATACTTTTTAAAAAACTTTAAAACTCGCCTTTACAAAACGAATTTTTAAATTAACTTTAACTAATCTTAAATAAAACAAAGGAAAATAAGATGGCAAAAAAAACAATTAAAAAATCTGATTTGATTCAGACAACTCATAAGGCTATCGAAGAACGTGATAACTTTATTAAAAAATTCGGTGGCAAGAAAGCCGAAGAAACTGGCAAGGCTATGATCGCAGGATTTAGGCTCATGGCAGAGCAACAAGAAAAATTCCAATAACAAAAACAGGAGACAGAAAATGAGTACTGAAATTGCATTAAGCAAGAATCAAAATGATTTCGTTCTAGCAGTTAGACGAGCAGGACAAATCGCAAATATGCCGAATGACATTATTAAATCAATGCAGATGGCAGGAGCTTTAAACGAACTCAGAAGCACTTTAGATAATCCCGAGATTACTAAAATTTTAGGTGATCTTCAAAATAGTGCGCTTGGCTTTAAGACTGATAAAAAAGATACTGGCTATCCTGCTAAGACTTTAATCGACTCAGCACTTCAAGCTCTTACGATGGGTTTAAATCTTCACGGCAACGAATGGAATATTATTGCAGGTAATTGCTATCCAGCACAAGCGGGTTTTGATCGCTTGCTTCGTGAGCACTGCAATCGCAGTGGAACTAATCGTCATTTCACTTTTAGAATCCCTAAATTTTTGGAAAAGAAAGGTCAAGCTCAATCAGTGTTTGAAGTCACTGCCGAAGTTTACTGGAAGACTCCCGATATGATGGAAAAGAAAAAAGAAGTGTTGCAATGGCACTTAGTTGGTATGACTCACGATCAAGTTTTAGGTAAGGCTAAAAAACGTGCTTATCAATGGCTTTATAACGAGCTAACGAATAATTCGCTTCCTTTATCTCCACTCGATGAAGGTGACATTATTGATGGCGGTGATGCAGTTATTACCGATGATGGCGTAAAGCTTACTGGTGATAGACTCGCTGAATTAAAACAAGCGATCCTAATTATTGGCGATACTGAGGAAACGTATTGCGAAAAAGCAGGTATTAAAAATATTGAAGATGCCACAATTGAAATGGCAGATCAATTAATCCAGCACGTAAAACAAAACGCAGACGCATAATAAA